CGTCCTGCTCGCAGGGGTAGCGGTGCCATTTGTGTCGTGGGATGTCGATGAGAACTCGTTCTACTCGGCTGACACGTTCTCTATCGTGTTCGCGCTGTCGGCCATGCCGATTGATATGGGCACCTTGAACTGGTGGAGTTCGCAGACCGATATCGAGATATCAATCAGCGCCACGATCATCGGCCAGAACGCCTGGGACACGAAAAACCTGATACTCGGCGGCGTGGATAAGTGGCATTTCGACCCGGCCAAGTTCGAAGTGACCGCCGAGGGTCGCGACTACACCAGCAAGTTTATCGACACAAAGACCAGCGAGAAGTTTTCCAACTACACCACCAGCCAAGTGGCGACACTTCTGGCTAAGCGGCACGGCCTGACGCCAGTCGTCACTACAACCAAGAACAACGTCGGCGCGATCACCAAATACGATCACACGCACGTCACGGACGAGCGCACCGAGTGGGATTTGCTGTCCTACTTCGCCGGAATCGATGGCTTTCAGGTCTACGTGACCGGCAACGAACTGCATTACGAGCCAGCGCTTGATCCCGCCCTAACTGATCAGTACGTCATCCACTGGCATGCGGCCAACTTGACCGCATTCCCGCAGAGCAACGTGGAAACCTTGCAGTTTGAACGCGACCTGACCTTGGCCAAGGGCGTGACGGTCGAGGTTCGTTCGTGGAAGAACGGCAAGGCCTATACCGAAACCTACCCGAACAGCAGTGCCAAGGGCATCGCTCCGGGGCAGGCCGTCGCCAAGCGTCAGGTGTACAGCATCGTGCGCAGCGGCTTGGATCGGCAGGGTGCGCAGGCATTGGCCCAGGCCACCCACAAGCAAATCACCGCTCACGAAATGCGCATGAGCGCGTCGATGCCGGGCGACAACCTGCTAGCACCGAACACGATCGTACGCATAGAAGGCACCGACTCGACTTTCGATCAGCTGTATTACGCCGACTCGGTTCGGCGCTCGATGAGCTTCGAAAGCGGCTACACGATGAGCCTGACGGCCAAGAACCATAACCCTAATTCGATGGTGCTGCCGTGATCGGACAATTGACCAACGCGCTCCGGCTACACCGGGGCGACGGAAGCTCGGCGCCGCGCAAGGGCACGATCTCCGGCTACGACCCAACAAGCCATAGCGTGAAGGTGACGGTTCAGCCCGAAGGGTTCGACACCGGCTGCATTCAGCTTTCGGCGCTGGGCGTGGGCAATGGCTGGGGCGTGCTGACCGGGCCGCAACTGGGCGATGAGGTCGCCGTCTCGTTCGATGGTGGCGATCTGAACTTGGGGCATGTCACTGGACGCTATTTCAGCGATGTCGCGCCGCCCCCAGCCGTGCCATCAGGGGAGACGTGGGTCGTCCACAAGTCTGGGTCTCTGCTCAAATTCAAGAATGACGGCACGGTATCGCTGCATTCCAGCGTATCCATCAGCTATGACGCACCGCAGCACAACTTTACAGGCGGTCCCGTTGCGATGGATCACACGCTGACGGTAACCGGTGGCGACGTTGTAGCGGACGCCATAAGCCTGAAAACGCACAGAACCAGCGGCGTTCAGTCCGGCAGTGGCACTTCCTTGGTACCAGTCCCATGAATGACCTGAACCACTACGTCGGTGGCGATCTATCGCGCTCGCCGACCGGCGATCTATCGACCGTCTCCGGCATGGAGCGCGGCAAGCAGCGACTTCTGCGCAGACTGATCACCAATCCAGGCGATTACCTGTTCCATCCTGAGTACGGCGCAGGGCTCGGCCGGTACGTCGGCGCACTGATCAATATCCCTGAGGTCATCGCGCTGATTCGCGGGCAGATCCTGCTCGAGGATTGCGTCACGAAAACTCCGGCGCCGGTAATTCGGGTGTCGGCGCAGAACGACACTCTGGCCGTGGCTATCAGCTACACCGATGCGCCATCTGGCGAGCCGGTAACGCTCTCATTTGAGGTAAATCGCTGATATGGCATCGCTCAATATCAAGAGCTTCACTGACCTGGTGCGCGATCAGGTATCAGCTATACAGGGAAGGGCAGCAGGTCTTGTCGACTTTACTGTCGGCTCGCTTCTTCGGTCCTGCGCCGAAAGCAACGCTAGTGCCTTGCAGTGGCTCCAGCAACTGATCGTCACGCTACTGATCAATACGCGCGCCTCGACCTGCTCGGGGCTCGATCTTGACAGTTGGATGGCAGACTTTGGCTTTGCTCGGCTGTCAGCCAGCTTTGCCACTGGTAGCGTCACCTACTCGCGATTCACGGCGACCAACTCAGCGCTGATCCCGATTGGCTCGCTGGTCGGCTCGGCGGATGGATCGCAGCAATTCACGGTAACAATCGATACTGCGAACGCGACCTACAACGCCACGCTTGGCCGACGACTGCGAGCAGTCAGTTCGGCATCGCCTACCAAGCAGACCGGAAAGTTTATTTCCTGTTTTTGACGCTGCTCAATACGGCCACGCAGCAGGCATCAATGACTAGTCTTTCGATTGCCGGAGCTGTTCCGCTCAACGCTAAAACAGTATCTGGGCAAGCTACTGTGGGGGGGACTCCAACGGCAACGTCTTCCGCAATGGATGTCTCGGGATCGGCAAGCGGGATTGGGGGCCAATTTTTTAATGCGTATGTCCTGGCTGGCGGAACTAGTCAGGCGCAATTCAATGATTTGCCTCTGATTACACCGCAAACTTTGTATTACATCGCTACAACGGGGGCTGCCTCGGGAGTTTTCGGCCTACTAGCCAGCGCATATACATTCTAAGGAGAGGCATATGGCCGTTTTTGTTCAGTTTTCAGATTCAAGTGAGACGACCGTGGTCGCGGTTTTCGGATGCCCTCAAGATCCTGAAATCCAATCAAATCAAGGGGCAGTGGGTGAGGATGATCCGCGCTATATCGCCTTTATTGCGCCGCCAGTGGTTGAGGTGGTAACTGCACCGCTGGACAAACTGAAAGCCTTCCTGACGGACAATCCCGATGTGGCGGCGATTTTGAAGTAATTGGCCGCAGTGCTGACCCGTCCGCCCAGTGCGGTTTTTTTTCGCCTGGCGAAAAGTGGAAGTCCCTCCCCCCGATGCATCCCCTGCCTGTTGAGGTTTTTATGTTCCTGTTAAGTTTTCCGCGCGCCTTGGCGCAGTGGGTGTTTCTGTTCGTGTGTAATGTGGTGCTGCTGTTGGGCCTGGTGGTGGTCGCGGTGGCGATCCCTTTCCGGGTTTCCGGGGTGTCGGTCAGTGATGGCCGGTCGATCGTCAATCTGCCGCGCTGGGTCTGGCTGTGGGGCAACGACTTCGATGGGTTGCTGGGTGACAAGCACGGCACCTGGGCGGCGTCGACGCCATTCGGTCTGCCGGCAGACTCGTTTATCGCGATGTACACCTGGGCCGCATTGCGCAACCCGATCAACAACATGCGCGGCCTGTCGCTGTTTGCTTGCCCGGTCGCAGACTGCACGATCAGTGGCTATGGCCAGGGCTATGTGCGGGACAAGCCGGGACTGGGCGGCTGGCAATTCGTGATCGCCAAACGCGGACTGCGCCGCTGGTACGGCTTCTATTGGGTGCATCAGTGGTCCGAGACGCGCGCCCTGATCGTGCGCTTGGGCTACAAGATCGCGGTCAGTGATGCGGGGCAGGTCGAGCCGCCGATTGGTATGACCACCAAGATCAATCTGTACAAGGACATTTCCTGATGTCCATCACTCGGCAGCAACTGCTGCAGATCCTCCCGAACGCCGGCCCAGTTGCCGGCGTTTTTGTACCCGCACTCAACACGGCTATGGGCAAGTATCAGATCATCACGCCGAAGCGGATCGCGGCCTTCCTGGCGCAGGTCGGCCATGAGTCGGCGCAACTGACGCAGCTGGTCGAGAACCTGAACTACGGGGCGCCCGGCCTGATGGCGACTTGGCCGAGCCGGTTTCCCGCGGCGCTGGCCGCCCAAGTCGCCCGCAAGCCTGAACAGATCGCGAACATCGCCTACGCCTCGCGCATGGGTAATGGCCCGGCAGCCACCGGTGACGGCTGGAAGTTCAAGGGGCGCGGCCTGATTCAGGTAACCGGCTGGACGAATTATCAGGCGTGCGGCGCAGCCTTGGGCATTGACCCGCTCAATCACCCGGAACTGTTGGAGCAGCCAATCTATGCCGCGCTGTCTGCTGCCTGGTACTGGTCGATCAATGGGTTGAATGGGCTGGCTGACGCAGGTGCGTTCACGGCGATCACACAGAAGATCAATGGTGGCCAGAATGGCGCTGCTGACCGGCTCGCCCTCTATAACAAGGCACTGGAGGTTCTGGCATGACATCAATATACGCGAAGGTCGGCGGCTTCCTGCTGTCCATCCTGCTGATCTTCGGCGCGCTGTTCGGCGCCTATCACCACGGCGAGACGGTCAAGGATGGTGAGTGGCAGTCCAAGTGGGATGACCGCAATACCCGAGACGAAGCTGCTGCGCTGACCAACGAAACCGCCGAGCGCGATAAAGAGCAGGCTCGCCAACACTCAATCAATAAGGCAATCGAAGATGGACAACAAAGGATCGACAGTGCGACCTCTATTGCTGCTGACGCTAATGCTCGGGCTGTCAGCCTGCACGACGCAGCCGACAAGCTTGCCAGTCGCCTCGCAGCCAGTGAAGCCAGCGGCAATTCCTGCGCTACCGCCGCAAGCAAGACAGCTGCCCGCGCCGCAGTGGTGCTTGCCGACGTGTTCAAGCGCTCTGATCAGAGATCGGGCGATCTGGCAGGATATGCTGACCAAAGCCATGCGCGTGGAGTGACGTGCGAGCAGGCGTTTGATGGTCTGGGTAAATAAAGAAGGGATTGTGTTCGGTCGGCAGGACGCCGGGTGGGGGGTTATGGCGGTGCGTAACGGCATGGAAAGAGCTGTTTTGGTCCTAAAATGGTCCTAAACGCATATGCCAGAAACTAAAAACCCCCGAAAACGTCAATGTTTTCAGAGGTTTATAGTGTTTCTAATATGGCGGTGAGGGAGGGATTCGAACCCTCGATACAATTTCTTGTATACACACTTTCCAGGCGTGCTCCTTAAGCCTCTCGGACACCTCACCGTATCTCGTCAAACCATTCAGTCTGTCGAGGCGCGCTAATGTAGTCGAAACCTTTGACGAAGGCAAAAGTTTTTTTCAGAATTTTCATGTGCTTAAGCAAAATATGCGGTCATCGGCGTAGTGATCGGTACGGATACGACTCGGTCCCGGACTTCGAACAGACGCCGGGGCCGAGTCCTGGGCTGTCCTTCAACAGGGATCAGGCGCCGAAGCCGCCGTCGATGGTCAGGCTTGCACCCGTGATGTAACCGGCTTCCGGGCCTGCCAGGTAGGCGACGAAGCTGGCGATTTCTTCGGCTTTGCCGTAGCGACCGACTGCGATCAGGGGGATCAGTGAGTCTGCAAAGTCACCTTCGGCCGGGTTCATGTCGGTGTCGACCGGGCCAGGCTGGACGTTGTTGATGGTGATGCCGCGCGGGCCAAGGTCGCGGGCCAGGCCTTTGGTCAGGCCGACCAGCGCCGCTTTGCTCATGGCGTAGGGGCCGCCACCGCCGAAGGGCATGCGGTCGGCGTTGGTGCTGCCGATGTTGATGATGCGACCACCCTCCGTCATGTGCCGTGCGGCTTCCTGGGAGGCGATGAACACACTGCGCACGTTGATGGTCAGGGTTTTGTCGAAGTCTTCGAGGCTGAAGTCTTCCAGTGGCGCGATGGTCAGAACGCCTGCGTTGTTGACCAGAATGTCCAGTTGGCCAAAGGTGTCGACGGTGGTTTTCACGGCACGACGAATCGCTTCGGCATCCGCGCTGTCGGCCTGGATGGCCAGCGCTTTGCCGCCCTTGGCGGTGATGCTGTCTTGCAGTTCCCGGGCTTTGGCGTGCGAGCTGACATAGGTGAAGGCTACCGCAGCACCTTGTTCTGCCAGGCGTTTGACAATGGCTGCGCCGATGCCGCGAGAGCCGCCTTGAATAAGGGCCACTTTGTGGATGAGGTTCGCTTGAGGGGTCATGCTGTTCTCCAAAGGTTCAGTGGGTAGGTCGTTGGTGGCCAGTATCAACGGCTGATTGCATCCTGAGTAGCGGGTAGTTGCGCTAGTCTGTATAAACCAAAAGTTTAGAGTGGCGACATGGAAAGCTTCAGCAGTATCGAGTGTTTCGTTCGCAGTGCGGAGGTCGGCAGTTTCGCCGAAGCTGCGCGCCGTTTGAGTCTGACGCCAGCAGCGGTGGGCAAGAGTGTCGCCAAGCTGGAAGCCCGACTCGGTGTCCGGCTGTTCCAGCGGAGTACGCGTCGCCTGACTCTCACGGAAGCCGGTCAGCGCTTCCTCGGTGAGGTCAGCGCAAGCCTCAATACCATTCAGAATGCCGTCGCTAATCTGGCCAGCGTCGAGGGACAGCCGGCTGGCACGCTCAAGGTCAGCATGGGCACGGTCTTTGGTCGCCTCTATATCGTGCCCTTGCTGGGTGAATTCCTGCGGCGCTTCCCGGCGATCACGCCAGACTGGCACTTCGATAATCGTCAGGTCGATTTGATTGGCCAAGGCTTCGACGCGGCCATCGGTGGTGGCTTCGATCTGCCTCAAGGTGTGGTCGCGCGCAGGCTCGCACCGGCGCATCGGGTGTTGGTCGCGTCGCCAGCGTATCTGGCTGAACATCCAGCCCTGGTCAACCCGCAAGACTTGCAAGGGTGCGCGGGGATTTTGATTCGTTCGCCGCAAACGGGACGTGTACGTTCCTGGCCGCTGACCAACCGGGCACAGGAACACAGCCCGCTGAACCTGACACTGCGCATGACCATGAGCGATTCGGAAGCAGCCTGCGCCGCTGCCGAGCAAAGTTTAGGCATCGCGCTGGTGAGCATGCCTTTCGCTGCGCCGTATTTGCGTGACGGCACCTTGCTGCGAGTGTTGCCAGAGTGGTACGTCGATGACGGCAACATCTCGCTGTACTACAGCGAACATAAGCTGCTGCCTGGGAAAACCCGGGCTTTTGTCGATTTTGTAATCGAGCAGTTTGCTCAACAGAAACTGGCGCAGGTGTTTAGCGCCCTATGACGGGGCCCACTCATGAAGGAAGTACACGCCAGGTCGTAGGGCTACCTGCATGGCGTGTACGCGGCGGTGCCGTCGACGACTGAAATTCTAGCCGGGGATTAGTGGCCGCCCAGATCTCTGATGGACTCCGCTTTGTCATGCACCCCAAAATGATCAACGAGGGTCGCGCTGGCCTCGTTCAGGCCCAGCACCTCGACCTCTGCACCCAAATGGCGAAACTTGATCACTACCTTGTCAAGGGCGGCGACGGCGGTGATGTCCCAGAAGT